ATTGATTTTACAAGTGGCGGTGCAACTGATGGATATTTTGAAGTTCAATCCGTTCCAAGCAGTAGTACTTTCACTGTTACTGCGTCATCCAGTGCAACAATATCAAGTAGCAACTGTAATGTCGGAGCAGGATTTACCAAGTTCAACACACTTGCTAACGGAACATTTATTGGTAGAGGATTTAGATTTAGATGTCAGATGGATTCAGATGACCCTGCACAATCTATCGAAATAGATCAATTAGGCTATACAGCAGAACTTGATAGTAGAACTGAAACTGTAAATACTGCGATAGCATCTGGTACTTCAAGTAAGGCAGTTTCCTTCCAACACGCTTTCTTTACAGGAACATCTGAACTTGGAGGATCTACTTCTGCTTTCTTACCTAATATCGGAATTACCATAGAAAATGCACAATCAGGAGACTTCTTTGCTTTGTCCAATATTTCTGGAACGGGATTTACGATTGATATAAAGAATGGCTCTAGTTTTGTTAATAGAAATTTCAAATATGCTGCAACGGGATTTAGATAAAAAATTGGATTAGGTAATGGCTACTCACGATTATGTTATAGACAACTCCACGGGAGCTAACGTCAGGGCTGATATTAATAGTGTATTACAGGCAATATTAACAAATAACAGTAGTTCTTCTGCTCCTAGTACTACAGCAGCTTATATGTTCTGGGCTGATACTACAAGTGGAACATTAAAGATAAGAAACTCCAGTGATAACGCATGGGTAGAACTTTTACAGTTAGATGGTACGTTAACTCTTGAAGATGGGTCTGTATCTGCACCAGCACTTGCTTTTAGGGATGATTTAGATACAGGAATATTTAGTAGTGCTCAGAATACTATCAATTTTGCAACTGCTGGTGTTGAGAGATTAGAGCTTGGATCTTCATTAACAGTATTTAATGAATCTGGTGCTGATGTAGATTTTAGAATTGAAGGAGATACAAATGCAAATTTATTTTATGTAAATGCTGGTAACAATCGGGTAGGTATAGGTACATCAAGTCCAAATTCATTACTTGATGTTTCAGCATTAGGAGCTTCTGATGAACCAACATTTAAAGTATCATCTGAAAATTCAACTATCTTTTTACGCACAGCAGGTTCTAGTGGAGCATTTCCTACAGGAGGTGGCGGTAATGACGGAGAACTCCTTTACTTTGGTGGAGATTTCAGAGTAGGTATTGGAACTGCAAGTAAAAATCTAATATTTTTCAATGGTTCTTCATATCAAGAACGTATGCGTATAGATTCGTCTGGAAACGTAGGTGTAGGTACAACAAGTCCTGACTTACCATTACACGTTGAAGGGACTAGCAATGCTGATGAGAAAAAACTTTTAAGACTAACAAATGCTGGTGGGTCTGCTGGAACTACCGCAGTTATGGAATTTGAATGTGGTGTGGATGAGATTGCGACTATAAGTGCTAATAATGCTGGAGGAGATATAGGAAATCTCATGTTTGGTACAGCAACCTCTCAAAATGCATATCCAACTGAAAAGATGCGTATAACTTCGGCTGGGAACGTTGGTATAGGTACAACAAGTCCAGCATCACCTTTGCATCTACATGAGTCAAGTTCAGGCAGTATAGAAGGATTAAAAGTAACAAATTCCACAACTGGTACAGGGCTTACTGATGGATTAAGTATTGGGCTTCAATCAGACGAAGATGTATTTATTCATAATTATGAAAATACTGCTATACATTTTGCAACTAATGATACTACTAGGCTTAGTATTCTTACTGGCGGTGGTATGACGTTTAACGGAGACACCGCACAAGATAACGCACTTGACGACTATGAAGAAGGTACTTTCACAATGCACTTTAATGTGGAGGGAGAAAGTAATTTATCAATGGCGGGTCGTGTTGGAGAATATGTAAAAATTGGAAGAACAGTTCATATCATTGGCGGTGGTACTTGTGGGTCTGTTACAAACCAATCCACAAGTAAAGCAATAGATTTTACAAATTTACCTTTTGCGATGGTTAACACAGGCGTTGGCTCAACTGGTCATCCTTTTCCTGTTAACACTCTTGAATTAAGTAGTTCTGGTATGAGTTCAATGGCTGGCAGTCAGCCATATACTTTTAGAGGAAGATTAAATAATAATACAACAAATGGAAGAATAGTTGCTTATAAAGGGGATGGCGACCAAAACCCACAAAACGCATCTTTAGCGTTGCAAGGCAACAGTCAAATTTATTGTATGTTTACATATGTGACTGCTGCTTAGACCGTTAGCAAGTCTTTAAACTAAGCCTAAACCTGTTTTAATCGGAGATTAATCCTAATGGCACTGACCAAAGAAGTTATTTATGACAAAACTGAAATTGTCACTGAATACAAAATAGTTCAAGTACGAAAAAGAATTGTCATCAAAGAAGATGATGTAAAAATTTCAGAAAATTATGAAAGGTATTCTTTAGATGCTGGCAAATTAGATGCTTCAAACAATTTAGTTGATAACCCTCTAGACAAAGAACCTGACGGTGTTACAGATATTCCAGATGAAATAAAATCCTTATGCAACCTTCTGTGGACAGATACAATAAAAGCTAATTGGAAAACTAAACTTATAGAAAACGACACCGAGTAATTATGACAAAATCACAAAAACGAATAGATCAACTTAAACTTGAAATGCAAGTTGCGGTTGATGAATTTAATAAAGTACAGGAAAAAATTAAAGAACTGGTTGTTGCTCGTGATTCTTTTAAAATGAAAGCATTCGGTTGCGGAGAGAGAATAAAAGAATTACAAGGACTTGAAGAAGTAAAAATTACAAAAACAGAGGTTGTTGAGTGATGACTATTACTTGGAATATTGCTGCTTTAGATGCAACAAAAACTGTAGGTTCTTTATCTGATGTTGTGACCACTATTCACTGGACAGCAAGTGACGCAGACGGAGATCACATTGGATATGCTTATGGCTCTGTAGGACTTGCCGAAGCTGATTCTGGATCGTTCACTGCTTATGCAGATATTACAAAAGATAATGCAATTGCATGGGCTAAAGCTGCTATAGGTTCTGATGAAGTGGCAGCTATTGAAACATCTATTGCTGCACAGATAACAGAATCAAAAACACCAACTAAGACTTCTGGTGTACCTTGGTAGATATTACTGATAGTCCTACATAAAGAGGTGCTAATGCACAGATTCCACAGAAAGTTATAATAGTTACAGGTACTAATGCTTTTGAAAAGGCTTCTTTCATGTTTCAAAAAATCGCTAATGTTTTGAGTATCATTTCATTTGTAATGGTAGCTTCCATGAGTGGCGGAGCGTACTTAGGTTACAAGTATGTAACTTCAGAACAGTTTAAATCAAGAGTTATGAACGAAATTCTTGGTAATGTTCAAGGAATGATGCCAAAAGTATTAGATCAAAACCTACCTAAAGTTACAGGTCAATCAATGCCAATTATCAAATGAATTGTTGGCATTGTAAAACTGAATTGATCTGGGGTGGAGATCACGATATGGATGGAGAAGATTATCCAGTAATGTCTGGAGAATATAGCATGGTTACTAATCTTTCTTGTCCTAAATGTAATTCTTTTGTAGAAGTTTATTTACTAAGAGA